GCTCGTGTGTTCTTCATGGTTCGTATATTGTGGGTAAAGAATTTTTAAGTCAAGTTTTTTTTACGCGCCCTTGCGTTTTTTATTCTCCCTGCGCTCCTTGTTCTCGGCATCAGTCTTGATCTTGTGGCAGCCCACGCAGATGGCTTGGAAGCCGTCCAGTTCGCAGAACAGTCTGTCAATTACCTCGTCCCATGAGTCGAAGCCTGTTACGGGTATGATAGGATCAATGTGGTCGGCTCGCATATCCTTGGCGGGGAACAACTCACCACAAGCCTCGCATTTGTGTAGCTTGCATTTACGTCCGGTGGCGGGATTGATGCCGTCCTTGACGAAGGCGTTGCGTATGCAGAGGTATTTTATGGGCCATTGGGCGCGGCGCAGGGCAGACATAATGAAGCTGCGCTTACGGGCGACGGTCCAGGTTCCGTTGTTGAAGGGTTTGGGTGTCTTGCTCACTTTGTCCTAACCTCTCTAATGTCAACTACCTCTATGGGGACACTTCTGCCCCCTGTCAACTTCAACCTATACCCCTTGGTCTTGTTGCCCGTCGTGAAGCATTCCATTGCCGCCTTCTCGTCGTTGGCAAATTTGAAAGTCTTGCACCCGGTCGGCATATCTTTCCTTCGGTATTTGATTTCGTAGCAGGGCATTAGTGAAACCTTCCGATATGGTTCTTGAATACAAACTTACCTTTCTGATCCCTGTCTCCTTCACGCTGTTTTGCTATATTGTAGCGCAACGAAACGTAGTTGCCGTTCTCAGCGTCATACTTCCTCGCGTCGTCAACGTCCTTGCCGTCAGGCCAAAGGAGCAGGATAATGTCTGCGTCGTTTTCGATGTCACCACTATCCTTCAGGTCGTAGAGGGTCAACCCTGTCTCCCGCTTTGCCCCCTCGCGATTTACCTGTGCCAACAAGACAACGGGAATGTCCAGTTCCATAGCCATGAGTTTAATTTGGTGCGACACTTCGGCAATGCCGTCGTTCTTCTTGAGCTTAGAGTTCCACGGAACAAGTTGAAGGTAGTCTATCACAATCCATTCAATCTTGTGCTTGCGCTTATACATCCTGGCCTTGGCTCGTAGATCGTCCACGCTTCGGACGTAGTGGTTCGTGTAGATTGGGGCATTCGCCATCTTGTCCGTAGCCTCCCACACCCGCTTCTGGCTCTCTGGCTTCATCACCCCGTCCTTCAGTTGGTTGAGCGGGACGGCAGCACAAGTCTGAATCATGCGGTTGGCAAGGGACTTCGACTGCATCTCAAAGGAGAAGTAAAGTCCGGGGATGTTGTGCGTGACAGCGTTCTGCAAGACGATGTTAAGGGCTAGGGCGGTTTTGCCGCAACTGGTTGGGGCAGCAATAACCAAGACCTCCCCTTTCGCAATGCCTCCGGCGTTCAACTTCTCGTCGATTTGGTCAATGCGGGTTGGCAGGGACTTGACCTCGTAGGTTCCATTGACCATTGCCTTGAAGTCTTCGCGCAGGGCTTCGGCAGCTTCGCGGATAGATCCGTCCCCAGAATCGTCAACGTCTTGTAGGGATTGGAGGTTGCTTTCAAGGTGGCTTGATATGGCGTCCGACTCCTCCGCCGCCTCTGCCTTCTCAATTGCCTCCCTACCGTAGCGTATAATCTTACGAAGCTTAGACTTCTCCTTAACCTGCTTGGCGGCATACTTGGCGTGGCCCGTTGTCTCTGCTCGCCTCTGGATGGCGTATATGGCCTCAAGTCCCCCGATGGTCTCCAAGTCCCCGGACTTCTCCAAAACGTCATGTAGCGTAATCTCGTTGCATTCTAGGCCATCTGAGACTAGCTTGCCAAGGGCAGCGAAGATGAGTTGGTTTCGTGGTAGGAAAAAGTCGGCAGGGTCCAGGAGTTGGGACACTTCGTCATAGACGGAGCCATCTTCCGATAAAAGGCAACAGGCAAGGACAACAGCCTCGTGGTCCGGGCTGTGGGGTTGCGCTTTCGTAAGTTGTGGTGCCATGTATTCGTTATTTGCCCAAGAACAGGCAGACGCAGACCAGGAAGGCCAGCAAGAAGAACGTGGTCATTACGATTGTGTAGGTTCCATCCTTCATTTTGATTGGTCCTCCTTGTCCATGCAAAACTCAACTGCCTCTTTTAATGCCCCCTTACCGAACGGGTATTTAACCAGCGGGTTGCGGTCAAACTCCCTGTAGAGTTCCAATGTTTCTTCCTCCCCGTCAACTGACGTCATGTAATTGACCTCAATCTTGTTGCCTTCCATCCAATCAAGGACTTGCTCGGCGGAGCGTGGTTGGCCCTCTTCGGATTCGGCAACCAAGGGGACGTAGTATTCCTGGTTGTCTTCAAGTTCGCCAATCGTGGTGTCGCGGAAACGTAGCGTCCCGGCAACGGTGGTTAGGGCTTGCACAATCGTATCTTGCGGAAAGTTACGATGTGGCCCCTTCGGATATGTGGATGTCTTTGCAATCATATTAGTTTAGTTTGGTTTGTGGTTTGGTTATTCTTCAATTCCAAAAATGCCGTCTTCCTCGTGCTCACCTAGGACCCACTCAAGGGCGGTTAAGACTCCCTCTTCGTAGGTCATGCCCACAAAGACAGGGTTGTCCACTTTGTCGTAGGCTTCTTCTTCCATTTCTCTGATTTCTTGTAGTGTTCTCATGTTTTGTTTGGTTTAGTTTGTGGCCTTTTGCCAATGCTGTTTGTCTTGTTTGACCCATTCTTCCAGGGAAGTCAAGTCTTCAGGTGACAAGGGTTTCGTGGCGTGGATTTTATAAAACAACAAGTCTTCAAGGTCGTCTGATTGCTCAAACTGAACTTCTACAATTGAAGCAGGAAAGCCCTGTTGCGTTGTGTTCATTTCCAAGGTGTGTTTGTATCTAGTCATTTCCGGTTGCCTCCATTTCAGCTTGTATCTCCAACGCCCGTTCAAGGGCTTGAGCCTTCTTTTCGTCTTCGCAAATTTGTTGCAAGGAGTCCTTGGACGTCTCGCCATCTTCGGAAAACTCAAGGATCTTCGCTAGGCGGCGTTCTGCCATACTAAAGGCAGCGGTGAACCCCTTCCTAATGATCCTCTCGTCCTTACGCTCGTCACGCAGGGCCAGGCGTCCAAAGAGTTCGTGGCATACGGACAAGGCATTTGCGGCGTCCATAGCTAATAGCCGGGCGTCGGCCAAAGCGTCCCGTAGTTGGATGTTCTCGTCCCATAGTTGGTCATATTCTTCTTGTGTCATAATTTAGTCTTGTTTCGTTGTGGTTTCGGTGGCCTCGGAAGTGACGGTATGCTCCATCTCCAATATCTCTATGAAAGCCAAGATGGCCTCCCCTTCGTGAACCCTACCGGAGTAGTAGTTTTCCAGATAGGCGTTTTTGTCCTTGAGTGCCAATTCCTCTTTTTTCGAGAAGTCCTCGATCCTTTCCTGTATGATTTGTTTTATGTTCATGTTCGTCAAAATTAATCATCGGCCCCAATCTCACAGCTTTCCCCGCAAGCGGAACCCGTATCTAAAAAAACATCGTAACTCGCCATACTGAACAGCTCGCTCTGGTCGATGTCTCGGTATGGCTCAAACTCTAGCGTTTTTGCCATGTCGAGCAGGTCTTGAGCGGAGCGACGCCCACGGAACATGACTCGCTTATGCTCGCCCGTGTTATTCGTCCAGCCGTGCTTTGCTTCCATTGCTAGCGGGAAGTCGAATACTTCTGGCGAGTCCTTAGCGAGCGTCAGAAGCTTACGCATCGACTTCTTCCAGCACCAAACGCAATTGCCGTAGTGCTCACCCTCTAGCTCTAGGTCGAACGGCCATGTTGCGCATTCGCGCTTTACGTCCTCTTTCGTCCATCCTCCAGTTGCGAGTGGATACACCAGCCGCTTCTCGATTCGCTTGCTCGACATTCTATCCATCTCGTCAGCACGAATACCGATTGCGGTGTCGTAGCTGCCAGCCGACCATCCGAGAGCATCCCGACGATATGCATACATTACATCTTCTTTCAGTCGAGAAGTGCAGTGATTATGATTTTGGTCAGGCATTCCGTAAACCTCGATGTAGCGCTCGAAAGGTTCGCCGTATCTTGAGGCCGTCTCATAGTCCACGACCTTATGCCGGATTCCTATCCCCTTCTCTGGATTCACGACTGCCTCGATCCAAACGACGCCCCACCCGAAATTCTTATCACAGTCATTTACGAATTTCAGCGTATTCTCATGCTCGCATCCAGTGTTAGCAAAGCATATCGAAATGTCATGCGTATCGCTGAACTTCTCTACGCACAACTTCGTCATCACGGCACTCGTTCGGCCTCCCGAAAAGCTTATTGCCAATCTAGGACGAACCAGACGATTGAGATCAACTCCATTCCGCGCCGTTCGTTCCTCACTCTGCTTCATTACGTGACTCATCTATTTGTTATGTTTTGGTTTAGTTGTATATTACGATTGAAAGGTAAAGTCCGGTTGTGGTTCCAAGCGAAGCCCCCGTGCAATAGCTAATCCTCACTCTCCATCCTCCTCTGCCCAGCGGATTAGCACGTCCAAGTCGGACATTGCTTCCCGCAGTGTTGAATCAAAAGCTATGTGGCCCGACGGAACAATGTTTTCCAGAGCCTCGTATGCTTGTTTTAGTAGTTCTTGTGTTTGTGTCATAGTTTTGTTTTGGTTTGTGGTTAAAGGCTTGGTATGGTCTTCACTATCTCTGCTATTAGTCCGTTGTCAAGAAGTTCCTGCGGCATTGGCTTCCTCCATATTGAAACGAGGTAGAGGCATTTGTAGTAGTCGTCAAGAGGAACATCCTCTTTCTCGTAAATAAATTTGGCAACCTGTGGGATGGAACTGCTGCTGTATTCATTGTCCTCGATCAGCTTCTCCGCCTTCTTCTCTCCTATCCCCTTCATCCCTGCGATATTGTCTGTGCTGTCCCCCATAAGCAACTGGACGAGCCAATTGTAGTCTGCCTCCTCTTGCGTCACTTGATGGGGGAAGTCGTCTTTGTTCCAATTGTAGTGGTAGCCGGGAACGCTCAGAAGATCCTTGTCAATGGAACAGCAAATTGGATTCTGGACCCTCTCGTTTGTAAGCATGATTCCAAGCAAATCGTCAGCTTCCAGTTGGTCGTGCATACACCACTTGCCAGCTTCAAGCTTCTTTAGTTCGTCCATCAAGGGGACGTAGAGGGGCGGTTTTTCCGGTCGTCCCGCCTTGTAGTCGGGGTATAAGACCTTGCGAAAGTTGTGACGCCCAGAGACAACCAAGTAATACTTCTCTGCGTGGCAATTGCTGACACAGGAGGCTATGGCAAACTCTGCCATTTCAACTAGGCTCTTTAACCCCGTTCCGGTCTTGTCGGCTTTCGCTGCGTGGGCGTATGCGATCAACTCCAGGTCGATTAGGGCGGTTTTAGTGTCTTTTTTTAAGTGCATATCTTATCCCCTTTTTTGTAGCAGAAGCATTGCCATTACTTTCAACTTTTTCAATCGCAAAAATTAAATCTGTCATTGTCGCAGAATTAAGTTTATAAGAAATGAAGAGAGAGACAAAGAAGGCTACAAGCGCCCAAAATACAATTTTGCCTTCGGTTAGTGGTGGTTTGTTATATTTCATGATTTATAGTTTGTTTTAGTTTTGATAGGTGAAGTGGGAACGAGAGAGAGCGAAAAGTCAAGCCCCTCCTCGAAAGTTTTTTTAGATAGTTTCATTATCGTTAGGACGGGAACCGCTTGTTTTTAGTTGCCTTGATGATTGGGCAGAGAGGGAATGAAGTGAAATATCACCAAGGACTTTCATCTACAAAGAAAGGTTCTTCGTCCTTTGAAGCATTGCTTAAGCATTGCTTAGGCATTCGGTTGTATTGAGTTGAATTGGATTCAGTTGTATTGGTTTTATTTGACTTGGCTTGTATTGACTTCAGTTCTCCATTCCTCCAATTACTCAGAAGTTGCTTGTTCATTTGAACAAAAAAGGCACAGTGGTATTCGCCGCCTTCTGGATCTACGAGTCCCGACGATACGAGAGCTTCAAGAATCGCAGATCCGCCTTCTTCGATGCCTAGCATAAATTCCAGGTCTTCGGCGTTATTGATCGCCAATTGACTTGACTTGGTTTGCTGACATCTGATGCCGAGCTTAACGATAAACTCCATTGCTTGTAGTCCGATGCGTTTTTTGAAGCGCATATACTCCGGCGATGATAGGAATTGTGGTTGTATGTTCATGGTATCTCCTTGTTACTGGATGTAAAAAATCCCTTCCTCACTCAGTGTAACGATAGGCCATGAACTAGCCATCTGAGCAAGAAAGGGATAAAGTGGTTATCGTTCATACTTTAGGGACGTTACTCCCATTGTCAATAGATTAAAAACTATCCTTTCGGAAATGTCAAGCCCCCATTATATTGCAACGACCCTTACGGCATATAATTCCCGTCCTGGTCGATGATGTCAAGGACTTGTTTCTCTGCCATTCCCGGATCAGCCGAGAAAGCCCCATGTGTTGGTTGTCGAATGTTCTTAATGCCTACTATCTCTTGAATGTAGTAGAGCATTCTAAGCCGATTTTGTGGCAAAGAAGGGTAATTTCTTCGATATGCGTCAATTGTCTTCATTTATTGTGTGGTTATGGTGTTATAATAGCCTTAGATTGCACAGTGCGCATTATAATAGTCAATCTGGGTCTTTATTGTGCATTATAATGCAATCTGTCCTGTCTTCCTACCATGGCCAATGGCAGGGAGGCACAGCCTATGCCGTGCATTGTTGTATTGATGGTCTGTAATTTGCCCCTCAAACTCTGCCAGGGCCTTGGCTAGGTTGCCAAGTTCCTGCGCCCTCTGATTTACCAGACGGGCAATTCTGTTTAAGCGTTCCCGCTGGGCTT